GACGCTGTGTACGGTACAATTAAATCGTCAGCCGGTACGAATTTTGAAACGGCTCTACCTAAAAGCTCATCGTAATAAACTTTTTTAAAAGTAGAGCCACTTAGAGGGAGATAAAAAAGCATTTGATCGAACTCGGGTTCATACTCCTTCATCTTATCCATGAGCTGATAGTTCATGAAATCTTTTACTCTGACAGCTTGTTCTTCTTTTTGTCTGTCGGGTTTTCCCATAATCTGTGTGTGCACAGGTCCTGTTGCGGGAAGTAATTCTTTATAAGCTTGTGCTTGAAACTGTGTTACCGCTTCTGCAAGAACAGGATGTGTTGCACCCGAAGCTCCTTGAAACGGTTGTGTTGGGTTTTCGTATTTAAATCCTAATAAATCTAATCCTTTGACATACGAATCTTCCCAGTCTTTTCTTGACTGTTTGTATTGTAGAAAATTTTCGTAAAGTGTAGTTGCTAATCTTCCTAAAACATCGTCGGGTAATAAATCAGCTAAATTATCAAAGTGTGCATTTGTGCCAGCTTGATTAACTGAACCTGGCTCAAAATTAATTTCAGCACCACCGTCATCAGTTTGAGTAACCTCGATGTCATCAGGAGAGGGTATCCTATCTTCTGTAACTTCTGTCTCTGTTGCTGCAATCTCTTCTTCGCCCGGAACTTTTATTTTTTGCTCCACATTAGGAAGAGCTTTATCTATATTGTCGTCTGCCATTTATTTTCTCCGAGTTCTTGATTGTTTTAACTTGTTTTGTAGGAACATTCAAGCCTTGTGGATTAGGTCCACTTCTAGGCGGAATTAAGTTAGTCTTAACGTGTTGCATATTTGCAACAAGTGTTTTGTTGATTTTACTCACGATCTCTATTCAAAAGGTTGTAAACGAACCCTCTGCCTTCTGTGTATTTTTTATATTGATCATATCCTTCATACCCTAAACTTAGTGCAAGACCCGGTAATCCAAAAAATTTAGATGCAGTTCTAATTGTTGCTGGATTCATGCCTAATCTTAAAGCTTTTGATAATGTGCTCGTTGGGCTCATGCCTCTTGTTGCTTCTCTTGTTAAAGTTCCTGCAAATGCTGGACCTAAATAATTCAATGGATCTGTTACAATGTCCTCAACAGATTCACCTTCATAAACTTGTCTAGCAACGTTTAATGGTGTAGTTGCCGCAATACCTAATGGTGTAGCAAATCCTGAAAGCGCTTTTCCAGCTGGACCTAGTCCTGCTCTTACAGCACCAAAACCTTTTTTCTTTCTAGCATCAAATACTTTTTTAGAACCAGGAATTGCAGCTCCAGCTAAACCTATCTCTGCACCTATTGCAGCCTCGTCCAATAGTTCTGGGGCATCGCCAACGGCTCTTTGTCTTTCTTTTTGTTTCTCAATTTCAAGAGTGTCAAGGATCATAGCGTTAGCTTGTTTGTCGTTTGTTAAATAAGTTGTAGGGTCATCGTTTCTAAATTGTTTAACCAAGGCTCCGGCACCCGCACCAACTCCTGCTGTAACTGCAAATGTTTTTCCTTTGCCTGCAAATTTTAAAAAAGCTGTTGCTGCGTTTTTAACTCTGTTAACAGCACCGCCCTCTACTTTTAAATCTTTAATTTTAGTAGCTGTGCCAACTGGATCTTCATTTAAAGCTTGTGCCATTTGTCCTGCACAACCAGACCCTCCTTGCGCAAACGTAGATCTACCAAGTATTGAACAAATATTATTTACATTTTTATCTGCTAATTTCAGTAATCTATTAGATAAGTTTGATTCTTTTTTCATTTGTTCCACAAGATTTAGTTTTACAATCGCACTATCCATACTTCTTGGTTTGATTTCACTTAAAGGTTTGTTCATCATTCCTGCACCAAGTGTTTTTGAATAATCAATTGGAGTAGTCTCAATTTTTAAATTATTATAATTAACCTGTACTCCCTGCAATCTTCCGCCAGATTTTTCAGCAATAACTTCAGCTATCGCATTATTATTAGCATCAATTTGTTTTTTAAGATCAAAAGGAATTTTATCTAATTTTTTAGCTTTATTAAAAAGTTTAACTTGTTCTTCATAAAGAGGTGTAAGAGAATTTTCTATGCTTTTCATAACCTCACGATTTATTTTAAAAGCATCTATTCCAAGATTTTCAGGTGTAATCTTACCTCCTAGTTTTCCTATTTGATCGTAACTAAGTCGATGAGCTAAATCTAAAGGAGTTCTAAAACCTCCTCCTGGTTGTTTTACTTTTTTAATACCTAATTCGTCTGTTAAATTTCTTTTTAAAGTTGTAAGAGCTTCTTCGTAAGGTCTAGAACTTACTTTCTCAAGTCCTGTTTTTCTTTTTATATATTTTTCCTTTGCTAATTTATCTCCTTTATAAGGAGCTTTTTTATAAAGCCCCTGTTCTTCTAGTTTTTTTCTAAAAAGCTGTGCCGCAGTGGGTTGAGTTAATCCTTGTGAAGCTAACCACTTTTTATATTTTCCTTTTTGTCCTGGTCCTCCAGTTTGAAAATCTATCTTTGTCTGTTCGGGTAATTTTTTATACGCTTCAATTGCTTTACTAACATCAATTTCATATCCAGTATATAAAACTTTATTTGGAAACTTTGTATCAATAATATTTCTAGCAGTTCCTTCTTTTATTTTAACTTTTGATTCTTCAACTAATTTTGTTGCTGTTGTTCTAAGCGGTTTTTCACTATTGTAGGGTTTTAATTTTTCTTCTAAAAAAGTTGTAAACGCTTCTGATATACCTCCTGTTAAAGTAGGTGTTAAAGCTATTCCTTTTTTGTTTACTAAGACTTCTGGAAAATTTTTTCTAATTTTATATAATAAATTACTAGCAGCAGCACGAGTGTTACCCCATAGCTTTTGAATAATATCAGTTAATTCCCCGGTTGTAATTTGAGTCCTATTTGCTAAAAGTTTTTTTAATTTAGCTCGTAAAGCTTTAGGTGTTCCAGCTTTATATTGTTCAAGAGCTTTAAGAGCAGCCTCTTTAGACTCAAACCAAAAAGAACCTCCTTTATTATATTTACTAGGTCCTTCACTAGCAGCAAAAGCAATTGTCCATTTTCCTTTATTAGGGCCTTGAGTTACATATTTAGGATCAAATGTGCTTGCCATTATAACTCCAAGATTTTTGCTAAGCCGCCTTTGGACATTTTAGTCTTTGGCTCACCTTTAAGAATTGCTATAACTTCATCTGCAGATTTACCCGCATCTTTTAAAGCCATAGCTTGTTCAATGGCTGCAATAGCTTCTGCTTTTCTTTGTAGGTTAGTATCGGTACCAATAAGTTCTGATAACTCATCTGGTATACCGGGATATTTAATTTTAAGCGCTTGTGGTGTTAGTTCTTCAATAGGAAGTTTATTAACTTCTATTTGTAAACTTTGTCTGTAATAATCATCTGTCTTTGGTCCACCATATTGTTTCATTGAAGCTAGTTCCTCTGCTTCGTCTGCAGTAAACAATTTTGAATCACCAGACATTTCAGCTTCTTGAGCTTTCTTTTCTAAAAATTTTTTTCTTCCTGATTCTCCTGGTTTAGGATCTAATTTACCAGCTTTGTAATCTGCAAACATAGCAGCTTCGTAAGCTTTTTGACCCGCTACAAATTTTTCAGCGTCACCAACTGTTTCCATAGGATAAGGTAAACTATCGCCGTAAATTTCTTCAAGTTCAGCATATTCCTCATCCGTTAATTTTCTAGTTCTTTCACTAAAAGCTTTAAACTCATCTCTTAGTTTTGCTGCTTCGGGTCTGTCAATCTCATCTGCAATTTTCATTGTGTCTTTACCAAATCTTTTATTAATTAAAGCCATAATACCTTTAACAGATTTACCGCTTCTAAAACCTGGTCTGAAACCATCTGGTCTAATTTTTTTAATAAATTTTTTAACTCTCTCAGATATGACTGTAATGTCATCAAAAGGAGATTCGTTTATAACATCATCTATTTGCTCTAGTTCTTTTCTTGTAAAATTACCTATGTTTCTAAAAACGACTAATGGGTCAGGATAATTAGCTCCACTTCTTCCTAAATCTAAAGATCTCGAAATGCTGTCTGCAGTTTCAGGTGGTAATAAAAAATAGTCGGGATCATCTCTCATAAGCTGTCTAACTACAGCTCTCCTTGCTCCTTCAGCTTGTACGCTATCACCAAAGTTTGCTGCACCCATTCTGACAAAATCTTTTTCTGCTGATGATGTTCTTTCTGTTCTTGTAGGTATATCATCTACAAACTTCTGTAAGTCAGCTATCACTTCTTTTTCTCCTTTTCCAATTTTTGTTTTTAGACTTTCAATACCTTGTTTAATTTTATCAGATATAGCTGTCTTGCTTGTTCTTAAACCTTGAGTAAATCTCTTAATCTTATCTGTTTCTCTTAAAGACTCTAAACCTTCTTTGTTAAGTCCCCCGGTCCCTGTTTCCAGATCAATAACATTAGCTGGTCCAGGAGGTGGGTTAAAAGCTTCGTCAATTGTTTTAAGATTTCTATACATGGTATTAAGCTGGATATCGTTAAGCTTATCCGCTGTTACAAAACCCATGTCTTGTTCTATAACTTTTACTATATCATCTTGTTTATAAAGATTTGCTGATCCGATAATATCTTCATTAATTAAACCAGAAAAGGTAGTTCCTTTACCGTCTGGGCCTCTGTAGTTTCCGGTTCCTAAGAAGTTAATATTCTGCTTAGTCCCCATGTACTTACTAGGGTTAGCACCTAGTTTTTGAGCTAAGCTCATAATCCCTTCGATTAAAAATTTTCTACTAGCCATAGTACTTCAAGTTACCCTTCACGATTGGTTCAGGTTTATAGTCTTCTGGATGAGGGACAAGACCGCCTTGTCTAATTCTCATCAAAGCCTGAGTCATAGAATCCACATAGTCATCGTGATCTCCATGCGGAAACGCTGCACACTCTTCGACAACTTCTTGTGCAAAGTGTTCGTGCATCGGGGCCCATACTTTGCCAGCTTCAAATAATGGCGCAATAGAGGCAACTCTCACATGTTTATCATTTCCTTTGCTCGGCGTAAAGTTAATAACAGGTATACCCATCTCTCGAAGTTCGTGAGTCAAAGGTATCCCTGATGCCTTGGCCTCGATGATAACCGAATCTGGTCTATGATCTAAGTACTCTTGATGGGCCAGTCTTCGTAGTTCGGGGAACTCGTACCTGTCTTTAAACGCATTGAGTAGAATAATATTATAGCCCGTGTCTTCTGTATTAAACACGCCCCACGTAGTTATGGCTGAAAAGTCAGAAGATGTCTTTTTTAAAAACGCTGTATCGTAAGATTGTATTGTATATAAAATTTGCGGTGGGTATTTTTCTTTCCAGTTCATCCACCAGTCTCGTTTGATAATGGCACCCTCTTCGGCAGTCGGTGTCTGCATATATTGGGCATTCCAGTTGGAAACGGGGATCGAGGCCTTTGTTTTTTCTAGTTCCTTGATGTCCCAATACTCTGGCCACACAGGTTTGTTGTTGGGTAATATGGCAGGTAACTCTACAATATCCCAAGTGTCTCCTTCTTCGTTAGCCATTTCTTGAATTAATTTACCTGTTAAATCTTTTGTAGACCAACGAGTCATAACCAAAACAATTTTACCGCCAGGTTGCAAACGTTGTCTAGGTCCTGACATGTACCAGTTCCATGCTTTGTCAAAAGCAGAACCGTCGCCTTTTAAATCTTGTTCCTTGTGTGGGTCGTCAATGATTAATAGATCTGCACCCCGTCCAGTTATGGCACCACCGACACCGGCTGCAAAGTATTCTCCGCCTTGTTCGGTTTTCCATTTTCCTGCTGCCTGAGAATCTTCTTGTAGTCTAGTGTCAAACATTTCATGATACTTCTCATCGTCAACCAAGTTTTTAGTTTTTCTTCCAAAGTCAATTGCAAGATCTGCTGTGTGGGTTGCTTGTATAATTTTTAAATTAGGGTTTTTACCTATCATCCAAGCTGGTAAAAAATAGGATGCAAATTCTGATTTTGTATGACGTGGTGGCATGTTGACTATCAGACGATTTATTTTGCCTGTAGCTAAGTCATTAAACTTCTGTCCTATGTCTCTGTGGTGTTTGCCTTCAATAAATTCTGGCCACATATATTTTACAAAATTTAAAAAATCGTGCGTAACCAAATTACGCATATTATCTAGCTCATCAGCTAGCTCTAGGTCTGCGTATTCTTGTGCCTCATTTTCTGGTAAATTTTTTATAATATTTTTTGGATCTGACATTTCTAAAACCGTTTTCAAATCAACCTACCATGACCGTCTTTATTAAGCAATATAGGGTAAGTTTGGGACCCCTACTTTGCTATAAGGGTGGGCCCCCGCCCGTAATCTACAAGAATTTACAACCCGCAGTGGTACCTCTATGGGGGGTGGGCCCGCCCCAATTTACAAGCAACAATTGTGTGATATATATGCAACAGGTCGGGCGAAGCCCGACCCATTTTGAACATAGTGTCTAGGATTTTCCTTGACACTATATTCTGTGGTTATTTACATCGCCGTTTGGTAAAATAACTTCTCAATAAACTCTTTTATTTCTTCGTCTGTTTTACCCTCTGCTTTGAGTTCGTCGTAGTATTCTTCGTATGCTCTTTCGAACCATTGTGTATTTACTTCGCAACTCATTTACATCTCCCCTCTACTCTGAGACTTGGCAATATGGTTTGCCCGTTCTTGATCTTCGTCAGAGATTTCATTTTCTTCTTGGAAAGTTTTTTGCTGCTCTTTCCAAGTTTCTTGACACGCGTTGTAGTAGTCGTTGTATGTGTGTTCGCAGTTTATACAAATTTTATTATTGTAATCTGCCCACTCATCATTGTGAGTATCTTCCTCACAAATTTTACACTCTCTATTATTTATCATATGTCCTTTCGGTTTGTTTATCATATGTAGGATAATATACTATTCTGCGACATTGTCAAGTGGCTCATATGTTAGCCAACCATGCACGCTTTTTACGGCACGATATTTCTTATTCTCAGATAATCGCTCTCTTAAAAAAGGTATCGGTCTGCCCTCAATGATATTTTGCAAATTAGCGTCTAGCCATTGTTGTTGGCAACCCGTAGTGCAAAATAAAGCCATTGACCCATAATTAAGATTATCTATTTTAAAATAAGCATAACGACTTCTAAATGTTTGAGACGCTTTATGGTATCTATCCTTAGTATGATTTTCGCAACACTTTCTATTTTGGCAAAAATATTTCATGTGTAGTACCATAATATAGCGATCGAAAAAACGATCGCTATACTCCATTCAATTAAACTTAACTCCATTTAATCCTCACTTGACCAGTTGCGTTTCTCCACCCGTCTGCGTCTAAGTCCCAGTAATTTAAAACTGGTTCACCTTTCTTAGATACATAAGCACCTTTATCGCTAGGCGTTCCGTCGGGTTTATCAAACTGACCTTTACGAGTGATGAACTTTTTATGTTTCTTGGCAAAGTAAGTTATGTAAAAATTTTTACTCATCTTTCTTCTCCAATCTTTTTATTCTCCACTCTAGTTGATCGATTATTTCTTTTAGTAATCTAACATTATCTTGTAGACCACCGATTATCTTCAGCACTTCTCTGTCTCTTGTTATGCTGTCGATTATTGCTTTTTCTGTATTTAACATTATGTCCTTTCTGTTATATGGGATAATATATTATCCCATATAATTTGTCAAGTATTAGTTAACGCTTTGTTTTTCGTACTCTATTCTTGCCTTGATTTTATCTTCTCTCGATATGTTTTTATTTTTCATACCTTTAATCAAGTTCGCAAGATTGCTTGGATTGTAAATTGTCAAGCCAGTAGAATTAGTTTTAATTAATTCTGCCTCGTCAACATGAACACCTAACTCTGTTGCAAGTTCGATACCCTCGCTTAAATATCTGTATGCTTTCAATCCAATCTTTAATTGATCGAATTGTTTTTGCAAACTATCTATCCAAGTTTGGTGAGTTGATACAACATTGGCTTTTGCCTCTCGCCATGCTAAAAAGATAGTGTATTCATCTTTAGTACAAGCGATTGCCCTACTTCTACAATGTGAAGTTCCAATAACATCAAGATAAAATGGTTCGTTATAACTTTTAGTTAAACCAATATCATTAGTGCTACTAGAATAACTATTAGCAGATTTACCTAGAAACTTATTGTTTGCTTCTATGTGTTTGGTCTTATGTGGGTTATTATCTTTACCACTTTGTTGTGCGATAATATCGGGATTACAACCATTTGCTTTTAGTTCTTCCCTATAATATGCGTGGGCAAAGTGGTCTGTATCTTCACCACCACCATACTCATTGCCATTTAGATTGCCATACAATCCAAAGTCAAAGTGAGATGAAGTTTGTTTTTCATCACCATCTTCATCAACATCTTCCGAGTGTGCAAAGTAAAAGCATTTATCTTTTGCTACTACATCACAAGGGTCGCCATACTTTTTCTTGAAGTGTTGTAAAGTATTTACATCTTCAGTAGGGTATGACCTTTCCACCACTTCCTTTGCAGTAGAATGTGTGGCTTTTTGCATTTTATCAAAAAGTTCTCGACTTTCCATAAATGCTTGTCGTTCTTGCGTTTCTTCTTTCTCGAATACATCTTTAATCTTATTAAAGAGTTTGTTTCGATACTCGGTGTTCATTCTTATTTTAGACATTATGTCCTTTCTGTTAGTGTTAATAATTATCCCATACTATCCCTTGACAAAAAGATTGTCAAGCACTATATTATATTAGGACTAGGCGACTAGAAAACCAAGTGGATTAAATATTACTTTAGTGGGCAAACTAACTAATATAGATCGCACTACCTCTAGTTGCAGTCCTTTCAGTTTGGGGTGGGCGTTCTAGCATGCGAGTAGTCCACCTTTGAACTCTGATCCTCTGTGAGATATGCTAAAAACAATCTAATACACGCAGAGGGTCTGAGATCAAAGGCCCTTGAACTCTGATCTCAGTACCTCCCAGAATGCGAGGGTAATTTGCTGTACAGCGACTGAGATCTGAGCTCGAGGTCAGTCGAGAGCGCAGTCAAAACGCTCGAGCCACAAGCCAATCAAAAAAAAATAAAAATAACGCACAAGCTACAAGCTTCAAGCAACAAGCTTCAAGCAGGGTGGGCCCGCCCCAAAATGAACAAGAACCGGTTGACAGGAAGCCTGATCTGGGATAAGATGGGAGCATGTTTACGAAAAAAGTCTGTGCAATTTTACGGTAAACAGATTGGGACGCTGGCAGGCAATCACAGCCAACCTGCCGGACCCGCAACAGGAAGGACAAAAATGAAAACATTTATTTTTAATAACAAAAAATACAAATTTAAAGATATGGAAGAAGCAAACGAAAAGCTTCCTATAGAGCTGGGAGCTTGGTTTGGTCCTGAAGAAGGAGAACCAGAAAATACTTATAGATGGGTAGAAGGGAATTTTTGGGACTAATGCCCAGGATCAGGATAGAAGTTTACGGAGGCTGCGTGACTGAGGTCACCGGCCTACCTGAGGGCTGGGAATACGAAATTGTAGATCATGACCATCTGGAGGAGCAAGAAGCCACAAGCCAGCCAAGCCACAAGCCACAAGCCAGTCAGGGCACAAGGGTGGGCCCGCCCAAAAATGATCAAGCTCCAAGCAGCAAGAACCGGGTTGACAGGTCACCTGATCTGGGATAAGATAGGACAACAAAAGGAGAAATATGACAGCATTAAAAAAAGTAAGTGAAACATGTGAAGAGCAGCTCAGGAGGATGTGCATTAACATTGCCGACAGCATTACCAGCCCGGACGAGCAGGCACACGAGTGGATAGAAAATACGTATGACATCAGGTACCTGGTAGACAGCAGCAAGCGTTACCTGGGCGCGGAGATCATGTGCGCTGGAGGCGGACCTACGATCTGGGTCGACACCTTCGACAACCAGGTCAAAGGTTACTGGGGCGCGGACCGGGTTTACATTGGCTTCGCCGACAACATTGGATTAGCTGATCTTTGCGAGGACATGTATGGCAGCTAAACAAAAATATCATCACATCATTACCCAGCTCCACAACGAGTGGTGCCGGGCTAATGGCTATCCAGAGCGCAAGCCTTCAAGCACAGTCAGGATGGCAGGTAGGCCTAAGGCACAGGGTTCAAGCTTCAAGCCTTCCCTCTCAAGATCCAAGATCCGAGAACCAGAGTACAAGCGATAGGACCCAAGCTCCGGGGTACAAGCAACAAGCACAAAGGTACAAGCTTTGTGTTTCATGTGAAATGAAATCTGATGAGGGGAAAGCCTCACAGACTTACCTTTTGTTACCTTCAGCTCAAGCGTGAAGAACACACCATTTTTATTTTGACACAAACAATCTGGAGTGCCAAGTAATGCATAATTTTCAATACGAATAAATGAAATTGATTTAAATTTTTTCTTTAAATATTTATAGAGGTTTGACTCTTTCACGGGTGGTCTGAGCTGTGGGTAATCACTCTACTTTTTTAATTGCTTTGCCCATTACAAGTGTAGGTTTTTCACACTTTAAAACTAATCTATGTGTCTCACGTGAACCCAACAATCTATTCTCCAACAACATCATTGCTGTCAAATCATACATCTCACCATTAGGAAGCTCTATTTGAACTCTTGCATGTTGACATACAGGAGATTTCATGAACTTATCTAAGGCCATTCTCAGTTGTTTTCCGCTCACCATTCTACCTTGTAATATACAATATATAGGATATATTGCAAGTATGAGTAACTTTGAAAAAGCTAGTAAGTACAGCCCAATACCCAAAGACAAGTATGGTTTACAGGAATTGACACAAATGCAACGTGCATTCTGTGAGTACTTGGTCATGAACGAAGGCCGATGCACAAACAAAGACGCAGCTCTACATGCTGGATACAGCCCAAAGAGAGCAGCAGTTGAAGCATCAGAACTCATGAGACTACCACACGTGCAGGCCTATCTAACTAGACGTATGAACGAGGTAAACAAAGCGTATGTTGTAAACAGACAGAACTTTGTAAAGAGACAAATCAATCTATCACAGAAGTTAGAGAAGGAAGGCAAGACAGAAAAGACAGCAGCGTTTGAGGCAATGATAGGAAAAGCCATGGGTATATTTATAGACAGAAAAGAAATTATAACTAGGAATCTAACGGCTGAAGACAAGTTAAATCGTAAAGAAGAACTACGTAAACAAGCTGAGAAAATGCGTAGGGTTAACGATCTGATTAAAGAATAATCTTTTCCATTTTAATTACGCAACCCATCGGAAAAACATTACGGTCTGAAAAGACTTCGTCGGTTTCATCATACGAACTAAACGTCCATAAAAACTTTTTAGTTTTTTTATAGACATACGCTTGCGTAACCATCTTTGCACATTCAAACTTATCAAACTCTTCTGGTGTGGCATGACCCGCATCGCCGCTGATGTCAATCCACTTAATTGAGTAGAAATAGTATTTCTTTTTACCGACCTTCGCATGTTTGTATCTCTTCTTCCTTTTGGGCATAGTCTAGGTATAGTCTTTTTTCAATGAAATTTCAAAAAGCAAAATGCAAAATATACGCGCGCGTCCCTTATTTTGTTGGTATTG